GGCATGATCTGGTCGGCATCGCACTCAAGAGTGCTACCGGTCCGGACTATGAGACCTACATGACCTCTCGCCAAGTTCGCGAGCACATGCAGGATCAGAACTTCGATGCCGTCAGCTTCTATGGGATGATCGAGCACACTCGCACCTACGACTCGTTCTGCGGTAGCATGACTGGCTCCTACTGGGCCAGGCCGCAGGATGCGGATGAGGCCGCCAGCAAGGTCCGGGAGTTCTTCGACTCCGGATACAACTTCGGTCCGCTCTCGCCGATCCATCCTGTATCCGATGACGGTGCGCGCCCCGAGCCGCGCCGCTTTCCGTACCCGGTGTGCTGATGACCAGAGTCAATGGACACGCCCCGCGCCGCGAGAAGCCGATCGATATTCGCGACGAAGACTGCCTACCGCCCCATCTGCCCTATGTGCTGCTATGCCGCACCTCGGCCGCTCGCTGCGGCTGGACGCGCACGGTGAACAAGGGTAAGGACTGGCGCGACTGTATCGGTGCTCGGGATGCGCACGAGGCTCTATGCCCGACGCTTCCCGCATACGACGACGCTTACTTCGACAGCTCCAGGAAGCTGATCGTGTAGACGACAGGGGGTAGGCCATGGCCTCAAACGCCCGCAATGTTGCCCGCGCCCTACCCCCTCTCAATCCCGGTGCGATGTCGCCCGGCGGGTTCGGTGGTGTGCAGTCGACTTTTGGCGCTCAGAACCTGGGCGGTACCTCGCCTCTGGTCAGTAGCTACCAGCAGTGGACTCAGGGTCGCCCTTACGGCAATCCCCTGCCCCGCGATTGGCAGACTTTCCTGTCCGGCTCGTTCGGTCCCCTGGCACCGATCGAGCCGGTCGGCATTGACGCCCCGGACCCGATCTCCGGCCGCCCCGAGCCCCGGCGATTCACCTACCCGGTGGCTTGGAACATGCCGGTGGGTACGCCGGGTGATGAGGGCCTGAAGCTGGTCCCCTTCGCCACCCTGCGGGCTATGGCGGATACCTATTCGGTAGCCAGGGCATGCATCAACGTGCGCAAGCAGGAGGTCCTGGGTCTGGCGTGGAACATCGCTCCGACCCGCGAGGCCGAGAAGAAGATGGGCGGGGGCGTCTCCTCTGCCCGCAAGGACTTCGAGAAGCGCCGCGCTGAGGCGATCGCCTTCTTCGAGAATCCGGACCCCGGCAAGTACCGCTCGTTCACCACGTGGCTCTCTGCGGTGCTTGAGGACATCCTGGTCATCGACGCCCTCTCGGTCTATCTCCAGCCGACCCGCCTGCCGGGTAAGGGGCTGCTGGGCAGCAATCTCCAGTCTCTGCGGCTGATCGACGGCTCTACCGTTCGCCCCCTGCTGGACATGATGGGCGGCACCCCGCAGCCGCCGAACGTGGCCTATCAGATCTTCAACTTCGGCATCCCGCGAGTGGACATGACCACAGCGATCGCCGGAGCCGACATCAAGGACATCGACCCCAACGCCCTAGAGGCCGAATACCGGGGCGATCAGCTGCTGTACCTGCCCTACGAGCAGCGCAACTGGACTCCGTACGGCTTCGCCTGCATCGAGAAGGCTCTGGTCCCGATCCTCTCGGGTCTCCAGAAGCAGAAGTACCAGCTGGACTACTTCTCCGAAGGGTCCATCCCCGGCATCTTCATCTCCTCTGGCGACTCCACCGCTACGCCAAACCAGCTGCGCACCCTCCAGGATGCTCTGAACGCCATGGCTGGCGACCCAGCATGGAAGCACAAGATCATCGTGCTGCCGGGCGGTAGCCGCATAGAGCCGATGCGACCGGTCCCCCTGGCCGATCAGTTCGATGAAGTGGTCATGACTCAGGTCTGCATGGCCTTCGACATCATGCCGATGGAGCTTGGTATCGCACCCAAGGTCTCCACCACGATGTCACCTGGCGCAAGCAACCAGATGGCTAAGGCCTCTCAGTCCATCCATGAGCGCAAGTCCCTCAAGCCGCTGCTGCTATGGCTCAAGGAGAACCTGTTCGACTTCGTTCTCCAGAAGGTCTGCGGCCAGGAGGACATGCAGTTCACCTGGGAAGGCCTGGAGGAGGGCGAGGACCGCGAGTCTCTGATCGACAACCTCATCAACCAGGTCGAGCACGGCCTGATGAGTATCGACGAGGCCCGGGTAGAGCTTGGTGAGCAGCCGTGGGGTCTTCCGCTGACATCTGATCCGGTATGGGCGACCGCTACCGGCATCGTTCCTGTCGGTGCGATCGATCCCTCTACCGGCCGCCCGATGGGCGAGCAGCTTGCCCTGCCGACTCAGGCCGGTGTGGCTACTCAAGGGCCCGTCCCTACTCCGACAAAGCCCGGTTCTCCGGCAAAGCCTGCTGGGGCCCCCGCAAAGCCCACTTCCAAGCCTGCTGCAACCCCCGCGAAGACCCCGGCTACCACCCGTCCGGTCACCGGAACACCCGCTCACGCCACCTCCGGCGCGAGCACCAAGCCAGCCCAGTCCACCGGGCGAGCAGTGGTCACTCCGAAGAAGACGACCAACAAGGTCGCCGCACTTCGAGAGGTCGATCTGTTTCGCCGCCGCCTGATCAAGGGGCGCGATGCTAGCGACTGGGTGTTCGAGTTCGTACCGGATGATGTCGTCGAGATTCTCAAGTCCCAGGACATCGAACCGATCGTCGCCATCAATCGCGCTCGGGCGATGATCAAGTCCGCTGACCGTCTTGCGGCCCGCGACAGCATGATCGGTGATCAGGTATCCGAGGTCGCCCGCGCTCTGGGCTCGCTAGCGCAGAGCGTGCGACAGGGCACCATCGGCCACATGGAATTCATCGATAAGGGCACAGCGCTCATGAGCAGCGGCATCCGCTCCGGACTGTTCGCTGGCGCACGTCTGGCCCTATCCCCCGCTACGGCTATCAAGGATGACGGCGAAGATCTCGACATCGAGTCGATCCTGGATGGACCGTACGGGGAGTACCTTGCATCTGTAGCCGATCAGCTAGGTAGTGAGCAGTCGGACTTCCTTCAGAGCCTGCTTCAGGACCTGATGACCGCAGGCCTGCTGATCGATGCGTTCCTCTCGCGTTTCGACCTCTACGGCGCTCAGATCCGTTCGGCCTTCGAGCAGGGCTTCGGTATGAGCGTGTTCGCATCCAACCCGGACGCCTACATCATCTGGCACACCACCTCGGCTCGGCCATGCGATCTGTGCGCACCGCGAGACGGGCAGATCTACAGCGCATCCACCCTCCCCGGCTGGCCTGGGGATGGCGGATTCGGCGGCATGTCGGCCTCGGGTATGGGGCTGTGCATGGGTGGACCGAACTGCAAGTGCTACCTGGAAGCAGTGGATGGCGGCCAAAGCTCGATCGGCATCAACCCGCTCTCCGGTGGCGGTCTGGACAGTCTGTTCGGCGACGATCTCAATCGCGCCAACCAGGTTGCTCAGGATATCCGTGCGGCTCGCGAGGCATTCCTAGCATCGGTTCCCGAGGATGCAGTACCGACCGAGGATGAGGCACCCGCTGGCGTAGCAGATGTGGCCTCCCGCCTTCACGGCGATGTTGCATCAATGGGTGACCACATCGCCCCAGAGCACGGCGGTATGGCTGAGGCCAGGCGTACGGTGCTGGGCAAGAAAAAGAAGAAGAAGGACAAGAAGAAGAAGGATAAGCCGAAGGACGACCCAGCCCCGGAGCTTCCACCGTCTCTGACCGATGAGGGATCTGCGGTAGAGGTCACCCATGAGGATCACGGGGATCATCACCTGCCGGATGAGACTGAGCACGTCTACGCCTATCTGGCCCGCCACTATCCGCTCGATGTGATCGAGTGGGTCAAGAGCGCGGTCTGGCGCGGACCTGTATCGGTTGATCTCTCGGAGATCCAGTTCGAGCGCCGCCCCGGCGGAGCAAGGGATGAGGACAAGGTCGCCATGATGGTTCACTCCATCAAGGACGGCACTCCCCCGGACAGCCCTGTCGTGCTGGTACAGACACCCTCCAGCCCCCCGTACAAGGTGGCTGACGGCTACCACCGCCTCGCCGCCTTCCATGATGCGGGCTCCGGCAGCGTCAAGGCCTGGATCGGGAAGGTCTCAACTGAGACCGGACCGTGGGGCAAGATCATGAACGAGAACAAGCTCAATCATTAGGAGAGAGATGCTGGTCAGCCAGGAAGAGTGGAACCAGTGGGCTCAGGATCACGAGGTCGAGCCCCTTACGACGACTGGGATCACTTTCCTACGCCAGAGGCTGAGGCCCGACAAGGCCGATTACTACGTAGCCAAGATCGAGAGCGTGGCGACAAGGCCCTCGCGCAGCGATAAGGGGTTCACCCTTACCGAGTTCTACGTCGATGGCGATCTCGCATGCAACACCAACTACCGCCTCGTCGAGTACTTCCCGGGTCGCGGGAAGTGTCCATGGCCAGAGGGTCAGTGGCTGCGCGACATGGGCGTTATCGGCTGCACCAGGATGGATCGCGCCGAGATTCATGGCGTCGATGGCAAGACCGGTTGGTTTATGGATGTCTACGGCCAGTTTGAGCTAACGGACAACGAGAAGTCGGTCTACGCGAATCTCTTCAATGAGGACTTCACCTGTATCACCGTTAGCTCCTCCATCGGACTGATGTCGCAGGAGCAGATCGACCAGATGCGAGCCGAGTTCGAGAAGTTCGATCGGGAGACTGGCCGCAAGGAGGAGTAGATGTGCCTCGATTGCGGCTGCCACATGCCGACCAACTCCCACGGAGATGGTCGGCATATTGTTTTGAGCGAGCTTGTGGACGCGGCGACCGCATCCGGCATCCTGCCTGATGAAGCCCTGGCCAACATGGTGGATACCTACCATGACGTCCAGATCTCCGATCCCGGCAGGCAGTTCGCTGCGGCCCTCGTGCTACCCGTTCTAGTAGTGGATATCGACGACACCATCGCCTTCTCCAGCGAGGCGACGATGGCTGCGGTCAATGCCGCCTTCGATACCAGCTTCAAGGCCAGTGACGTAGCGGGCGCGGAATGGGACATGATCCTTGACCGCGCCCAGCGTCAGTGGCTCTCGGCGCAGATGGCAAAGAGCGACATCTACGAGAACATCGCTCCGAACTATCACGCCGTCGATGTGATCGGCTTCGCCAGGCGCATCGGCTATCACGTGCAGATCACCAGCGCCCGCGATCCCTCTCTCACCTCCGTTACCGGCGATTGGCTGGATCGCTGGAGCGTCCCGCATGACGATCTGACCCTTGTCGGCAAAGGCCGCAAGATCGATTGGGTGCGGGGCAGATACGGCCCGGACAATCCGGCCGTACTGATAGACGACAAGCCGCAGCAGTGGCTTGCAGCAGGTCCCGGTATCAGCGTTTGGACACCGCGCCTGCCTAAAACCCCCTCCCACCCTCCGCCCGGAGTGTGGATCTTCGATGACTGGGAGCTAGTGCGCGCCGCGCTTGTCAACCAGCCTTAGCTTGCGGCGCCTTTCCCCAAACCGACGACACCCCGGGAGTGGTGTGGCCACGACGACCGATGACCTGAAGTACGTTTCCTTCCCCATCATCAAGTCCGAAGAGGACGCTGAGGGGAACCTGATCGTCTACGGTAAGGCGACGGATGGTTCGGTCGATTCGGACCTCCAGATCGTCGACCCGCAGGGCAGCGCAGACGCACTGCGCAAGTGGCTGGACACGGGCGGCAATGTCCGCGTCCAGCACAATCCGAAGCTCTATCCCGCCGGTAAGGGTCTTGAGGTCGAGACCACGCCCGAGGGTCACTTCGTCAAGTCTCTGGTGGTGGAGGACACCGCCAAGAAGCTAGTGCGAGCCGGAGTTCTTCGCGCCTACTCGGTTGGCATCGCCCATCCGATCATTGAGCGCGACATGACCGGCAAGGCTCGCGGTGGAGTGATCAAGTTCGGCGACAACACCGAGATCTGCGAGATCTCGCTGGTCGACCGTCCGGCCAATCGCAACTGCGGCATCACCCTGGTCAAGAGCGCCGATAAGGGTGATGAGGACTGGACTTATGGTGACCTGGAGGCCCTGCTCGCGCAGGCCGAGGGTGTTACCAAGTCCGAGGGTGAGCCGCAGGACGAGGTGCCCGCTTGGGCTATCAAGTCAGCTCGCGAGATGTGGCAGGAGGACCGCCAGGCTTGGCTGGGCTCCGAGCCGAGCGTCGAAAAGTCCCACTCCGGCACCGATTACCTGATCGCTCGCGCCGCATGGCAGAAGTGGTCGCAGCTAGGCGAGGACTACGGCCTTGAGAAGGCCGATGACGAGAGCTTCGTCACCTGGATCGCCAAGCGCAAGATGGACCCGGATGTCGGCGGCGGCGTGGATCGCGACAAGATCCCGGCTGAGGACTTTGCCGGTAAGGACCGCTCCTTCCCGATCGTCACTCCGCAGGATGTTGCGGACGCCGCTCGCTCTCTGGGCCGCGCGGGTAGCGACAACTACTCGACCGACCAGATCAAGGCGAACATCATCCGTATCGCCAAGCGCAAGGGTGCAGCCTTCGAGGCTAAGCTGCCCGACGCCTGGAAGACCGAGCTGCCGGACATCGAGAAGGCCAAGGGCAAGAAGAAGCCCGCCTTCCAGGGTGCCGCCAAGCCGTTCGGCAAGGAAGACGCCGATGGCAAGGACTCCGATGGTGACGGCAAGGATGTGGATGAGAAGCCTGCCACCAAGGGTGCCAAGGACTGCCCGAAGTGCGGTCACGACTACGACGCCGATTCTCCGGCCAAGCGTTGCGAGAGCTGCGGTACCAAGCTGAAGGCCACCAAGAGCACGAAGGCCGAGAAGCTGCTACAGCAGGTAATTGCTGGTCTGATGACTATCGATGACGCGCGCGCTCTGATGAAGGGTGACTCGCTGATGCCTGGCTCCGGGCTAGATGCCGGTCCGGGCAAGACCAAGCCGACCAGCATGGGCGAGCAGGGCGGCGACAGCGATCCGACTATGAAGCCCGCTGGTGATCACCGCGAGCCGGACGGCACCTCCACCGTTGAAGTCCTGGAGCCTCAGATGGGCAGGAAGACCGATCCGGACCCGGTAGCAGACAAGGTACCCGCATCCGTCAAGAGCGAGCCGAGCTACGGCGTTCGCCGCATGCACGACGCTCTGTGCGCCGTGTACCACGAGAACTCGGTAAAGGCCGTCTATCCGTCGCTGGACACGATCGCCGATGCTATCGATCCGAACTTCTGGCGTGACGCGGCGGCCGAGGCGGATCGTGCTGGCAAGGCCAAGAAGACCGCTCGTCTTCGCGCCCTTGCCGACACCGCCGAGGCGGTAAAGAGCGTGGATCGAGACCTTCTGTCGGACGCTCGCGCCGAGCTGAGCAAGATGTTCATGGACTCCTACCCGAACATCAACCTCACCCCCGCCGCTCCCCCGCAGCCGGGCCAGTTCCGTCGTCCGTTCATCGGTACCGGTCACGCGCTGATGAAGCCGAGCGGTTCTCCGCGTATCCCGTCCAGCACTCACACCCCGGACCCCGATGACTTCAGCCGTAGTCCTCTGACTGCTGGTCAGGAGCGCCCGAGTCCCGGCAACAAGGGTGGAAACAACCCGAGCTTCGGCGCGCACAGCGGCGTTCGCGGCTTCTACCCGTCAGCGTCTCGCGAGGCTACGCGAAACGCCCTCCAGAATCTTCACGACCAGATCGCGAAGACGTATCCTGACATGTGCGCCCTTGCTCCTGCCGCAGGCCCGATCCCGCCCGCAGGCATGAACAGTGGCGCTACGCCGACGCCCGTCAATCCTCCGAATCAGGGCCGTGCCCCCGGAGAGAAGACGGTCGATCCGCAGCTGATCAAGTCCCTCGTGGCGCAGGAAGTCAGCACCCTGCGTGACGAGTACGAGCAGAAGATCTCCAAGATGCAGGCGGAGATCGACAAGCTGGGTTCACAGGCCGATGAGACTCAGGCCCCGCCGAGGGGCGCAGTCCGGAAGCCAGCCGAACCGGTCGCTCCCGTGGAGAAGGCCGCTATGGCACCCATCGACATCGAAGCCCAGGAGCGGCGCGAGCTGATCGCCTACCTGGTTAAGACGCGCGATCACGCTCCTCGCGGCGAGGACCGCGAGAAGGCGCGTGCCGTCCTGGAAAAGATGCTGGCTTCCTGACAACGCCTACCCGAAAGGGCTAAGTGTGGGTAACACCGTGCTCGACAACGTTCGCGATGTCGCGGACGAGCAGTACTTCGCAGGCGCGTGGTCCGATGTAGAGGCCGCCGCCCACAACCCCGAAGGCATCAACAAGATGCTGGCGGGCAAGATGCAGCCGCTGGTCAAGGGTGTGGGATACGCCAAGGCCGGTGGCAATCAGCCGCTTCAGGATGACACCGAGACGTTCACCCGCTCGATGCGCGCAGAGAAGCTGCTGACCAAGGCGGTCAAGGACGGCCTGAACCGTCCGGCCGAGGTCATCAAGGGCCTGTCCCCCGAGTTCGCCAACCAGTTCGGCTCCTTCCTGGGCTCGACGCCGCAGAACTACGCCATGACGCAGTTCCTCGGCTCGATCACCTCCCAGATCGGCGAGCTGCTGGGCAAGGATGTGGCCAAGAACTTCACCCTGCCCTCGCCGCTGGCCTCTGGCCTGGTGCCGTTCGACCTGGTTGCACCCTCGCGCCTGATCTACCCGGTCTACTCGCCGATCCGCAACAAGCTCGCGCGAGTGCCCGGCCAGGGTACTTCCCGCCGGACCAAGGTCATCACGGGTGTCTCCGGTTCTCAGACCGGCACCTCGGGTGGCAAGTTCATCAACCTGGGTATCCCGGAGCTGGTCTCCGGTACCGGTTCCATGCAGAACTGGCCGCTGAACCTGCCGGGCAGCGGTACCCAGGACGCCGTGGACCTGAACGTCCCCTACAAGTTCTGGGGCCTGAGTGAGTCGCTCTCGTGGCTCGCGCAGTTCGGCGGTCAGGGCTTCGAGGACATCTCGGCCCTGGCGAACCTGATCCTGCTTCAGGAGTTCATGCTGTCCGAGGAGGCCATGCACCTGGCCGCCACCTCGACCAACCTGAGCACCCCGAGCACTCCGACTCTGACGGCGCGCTCCGCGAACTCGGGTGAGACCGGCCTGTCCGGTGTCACCACCAACGTGTTCGTCCAGGTCACCGCTGCCAACTGGTTCGGTGAGACCGCTGGCTCCACCGGCGCTTCGGTCGCCACCTCCAACGGCAATGTCGTGGACGTGACCATCGTCCCGGTTCCGGGCGCTCAGTGGTACAACCTGTACGTCACCACCGGTGCTTCCGCTGGTACGTATCACCTGATGGCTTCCAGCGTGGGTGGTCTGAACTTCACCCTCCAGGGCGCCATCCCCACCACTGGCACCGTCACTCCGGCGGCCGACACCGGCACTGGCTCCACCAACAGCCAGGAGGGCATCATCCCGGTGCTCGCCGGTCACTCGCAGGGCTCCGGCCAGGTCTACCCGGCCAGCTGGCAGGGTGGCTACATCAACCAGAGCGTCGGCGACACCCTGCACATCTCGAACATCAACACGATGCTTCAGGGCCTGTGGGACGCGCCTGGCGCTTACCGCGCCGACCCCGCCGAGCTGATCGGTGAGGGTGGCGACCTGATGCGCCTCTCGAACGACATCGTGAACTCGGGCACCACCACGAACTACCGTCTGTTCGTGGAGCAGTCCGAGGTTCCGGGCGTGCGTGCCGGTGCTGCGGTGAGCGAGTTCCAGAACCCGATCACCCGTAGCATCATCAAGCTGCTGGTCCACCCGTGGCTGCCGCAGGGCACTGTCATGGCCATGAGCTACACCCTCCCGTTCGCTTGGTCCAATGTGTCCAATGTGTGGGAGTTTGTGGCGGTCCAGGACTATCTCAGCATCAGCTGGCCAGTCATCGATGCGACCTTCCGCTTCTCGATGTTCATGTACGGCGCGCTGGTCGCCAACGCCCCGCAGTACTGCGGCATCATGCAGGGCATCCAGAAGTCGGACCGCTCCGGCTCCACCGGCACCTGGTCCTAATCCGTTGGCAGGGGTACTTCGGTACCCCTGCCTTCCCTTCACGTGAGGAGACTGTGTGGCGGCTCCTGCCGGTACGCTTACCTACTACACCTACGTCACCCTCAATGCGCCTGGTAACAGCAACGGTGACGCGACCACGATCGTCAACGCCTTCAATGGCGCTGTCTTTCCGGCCGTCTCCAACACCGCTGCCACCGCTTCGGCCTCCAGCGCTGCGGTAACGATCTTCTGGCCGGAGTCGGGTATCAAGATCGCCCGAGAGCTGGTGCGTGACTTCGTGGCGAACGAGCTGGTGAACCTCAAGGCTTCCCTGAACGCCTCGGTGACCAACATCCAGGCCTTCACCGAGATCACCCTGTCGTAATCGAAAGCCGCCCTTCGGGGCGGCTTTCCCCTTGAGGGAGAAGTCATGCCAGTCAATCCGAACTTCAGTACCCAGGGCACTCCGGTCCCTGGTGGATATGCTCAGCCCGCTTCTGGCGTCACGGAGCAGATCGAGACCCCAGCCGATCCGTCCGGCAATGCATACGCCACGGAGCTCGCCTCCGGCGGTACCGCGATCCTGGAAGAGGGTCTGTATCGCGACACGATCGTCACCGCGCAGGCTGGCGGTAAGCAGACCTCTCCCACTGCTGGCACGGTGATCGCTACTGTTACGCCGGGCACTGCGGGCAAGTGGGAGATCTGGGTCAACCTCGCGATCACCGGCACTACCACCGCCGCAGCCGATAGCAACAACTTCGCGCTCAATCAGACCGCCACCCCGCTGCTGTCGCCGATCTCATTCCCGGTGAACGGTACTACCGGTGCGCCGAATGAGGTAAACCTGCCGCCGATCATCGCCAACCTCTCCGGAGTCGACACGGTGAATGTCACTGCGGTCGCCAACGCCACCGCATCTGCGGTGTACTCGGCGAACATCGTCTGCCGTCGCGTGGGTTAATCATGGCTGTCGGATCGCAGCAGTACACCGTAGCGACCTCTGCCGTGCTGATCGCGTCCGCACCACCTACTACCGGCTCACCCGGCTTCGGCCAGGTGGGCTCGGTGGTGATCAACAACACGGGCGCGACGATATATCTCGGCGGAGCGAATGTCTCGACCACCAATGGTCTAGCTGTCGCAACATCGGCTACCACGTACTTCACCGTCCCCCTGTTTCCGGGCGACAACATCTACGCGATCTGCGGCACCAGCAGCGTCGTCTCGGTGCTCCAGACCTAGCCTCTCTCACTCGAAGGTGATCCGTTGACGAAGGTGACGCTCCCCGAGGGCTGCAAGGGCCTGGATATGGCCGATGGCACAAAGTACAACGCGGACGGCCGAGGCCGAGTCGAGATGTCTGCGGACCATGCGCGGTATCTCAAGACGAGCTGGTACGGGCAGAGCGGCGTGATGAGCGCCGCCCAGTCCCTTTCGTTCGGGACCAAGAAATCCCGTCTCTGTACGCCGTGCAAGCGAGCCTGGAACGCCTGGAGCGACACCTGCCCGCGCTGCGGCGAACCCACAACCGAAGGAGAGAGTTAATGGCGAATATCTACGCCTATGCGCCCACCGATGTGCAGAGCGTTTCCGTTGGCAACGGCTGCGGCGATACCCATAAGGTGATCGAGGCCGACAACGGTGGTCGCGGTATCGGCTGCCCGCAGTGCGCGCTGGCTCTTCTGGAGATTCCATCTCTAGGTTGGGCTGGCACCCCGCACGGCGTGAAGCTGACGGTCGATGAGAACGCCGCCCTGGAAGAGGCGAAGGCTACTGGTCTTACGGCCCAGTCGCTCGCGGCCAAGGCTATCGGCGAGAAGATCGCCGAGCTTGTTCTAGCTGACAAGCCGAAGTCGGAGCCGCAGGCTCAGAAGGTCGAAGTCGCCACCGAAGATGTTCTGGCCGCTCTCGATGGCCTGCCGCAGGACCAGCTCGCCGCTCTGCTCAAGCGCGCCGGTCTGGCATCCGATGCGGATGACTCGGATAAGCCGGAGCCGATCAAGCGCTCTCCCGGCCGTCCGCGCAAGCAGGCATAGTGGGACGCCCCGGTGGCGTATGCGCCCTTTGCGGAGGCCCTAAGCGGGGACGCGCTGGCCGCCGGGCCGCTATCGCCGGATACTGCCACCGCTGCCTGTCCCCCGTGTGCCTTAAGCACAAGCTGTGGGACAGCGCAGCGGGTGCGGAGATATGCACCAGGTGCTACCGGAAGGGGTAAGCCATGCCGGTCTATTCACCGGAAGCCGTACCCGTCGATGGTCCCGGCACTCCGTACGTGACCCCGGAGATACTTCTGTCGGCTGCCACCGGAATCCAGTGGTCCACTGTCGGCGGTCCCGGCAACTCGCGACCTACGGTGGAGCAGCAGTACGCGGAGCAGCTGAACATCTGCAAGCGCGCCTCGTCCATGGCGGCCGGATACCTCAATCAGGCCATTCACGCCACGATCGACACCGAACAGCTGACTGGCCCTGGAGACTTCCGCTTCCAGCTTCAGAATGGCAACCAGCGCGTCTGGCTGCTCCTGTCGAGATCACCGATCATCTCCGTGCTCGGTGGTCAGTACACTCCCGCCACGGCATTCCCGCCGCAGTGGACGACTATCGCCGCCAATCAGTTTCGCGTCTATCAGCCGGTCATCGGGGTCTACGGCACCAGCTCTCCCGGTGGATCAGGTGATGGCGGCCAAGTTGTCGTCATGGCTCCCGGTATCGTCAACTGGGCATTCGGACGCAACGCCTACGATCTCCAGATCACCTACATCAACGGTTGGCCTCATGGGTCGCTGACCGCTCCGGCAGCCGCTGGAGCTACGACGATCTCAATCGATGACTGCACCGGATGGGCACCGACCGGCACGAGTACCACAGGTGCCACTGGGACCATCTACGATGGCGGCCAGCAGGAGATAGTCACCTGCACCGCGTCATCCGCAGTATCAGGTCCCGGAACCCTAACCCTTAGCAGGGCGCTTAGCTACGCTCACGGTTACGGCACGATGATCTCCACCATCCCCGGTTCGATCCAGCAGGCTGTCATACTCTTCGCGGTATCGCAGGCTCTCACGCGAGGCGCTACCGCTACCACGGTCCAGGCGGTCCCCGGCACCTCCATCGGTCCAGGAGCAAGCGCAAAGCAGTTCGTCGAGGCCGCCAGAGAGATACTGCATCCGTACAAGAGGTACGTCTGATGCCTCTTGCCAGTGTTCAGAACTACGTCAAGAGCCTGCTAGACGGTGCTCAGCTCCCCCTCGGGCTGGGCACCCTTCAGGCCTTCATCACTCCTCCAGATCCAGGTGAGGGTATCGATCCCACCGTATACATCTGGGGTTCGGTCGCACATGAGAAGCGCCAGACCATGCCGCGCCACAAGCCCGGCAATTACTCCTCCGGCGGCTTCAAGTGGATTGACCACACCATCGATATCTGGCTCATCTTCTGCGCCTACGCTGACGACGAGGCGATCGATTCATCCTTTCCGGCAGTCATCGATTCCGTTATGGCGATCATGCGCGATACGCAGATCCAGGTTCCGATCGTCGATCCGGTAACCGGCCTGCAATCGACCGTCGAGATGATCGGCGAGACGATGAGCTGGGACTATGCTCCGGTTCAGTCTCTAGAAGATCAGAGAATGCTGCGCTATACCGCTCGACTGACAGTCGACGTCAAAGAGCTGATCCAGGCCTAGGAGGCGGTATGGCCGGTAAGCCACTGCTGGCGATAGGCATGGCGGGAGACTCCGGGGCGGCCACGCGCCTGGAGGCATTCAACGCCACAGTTCGAATGGTCTCCTGGGCCGATAAGGTCGGCCTTGCGATGGAGCACGAG